AGCCATTCATGGCAAGCCCCGCAAAGATATAGCGGACTGACTCTTTATCGGATTCAGTCATGTTGCCCCCTGAGGTACTTCTCAATCTCCTCACAGACCAACTGTGCAAAAGACTTACCGGACGGGAACATCATCTTGGCTCCGTTTGTTTGCTTGACCAACTCCATTGCCTTGTTTAAACCGGCATTGAATCCAGCGTTATACGGATTGTTCTCGCCCGACATTCGCATGGTGATTCCCTCCCGTGCAATCTGAGAGCCGGGAATCTGAGTCTTCTTGGCGTATCTTCGAAAGTCATCTGCCTCCTTCTTGGTTAGGTAAATCATCACTGGGACCACGGTTTTAAAACGGGTCGTCTTCTTTTCTCCATCGCTCATATTGGTCCACCATCTTGTCAAATTTAGCCTGTGCTTCAGCGTTGCCGTTTAGTTCAGTGCGAGATTGGATGCCGCATTCCTTACGGATTGCTTCAGCGGCTTCTGTTTCAGAGCACTTCTCTGTCAACTTGCACTCTCTAAGCCAGTATTGGAAATCCCGTGCTCTTGATAACATCCCGGCCTTCATAACCCTGTTGAAGTACATCGTAGGAGATTCGTCATCCATGATGCGAACCATCGCCACGCCGTACCTTGACCCAACAAAATCCCGCATAAGTTCTTCGGGTATTTCATCGGGATGGATGTTTAACGTCAGCACGAACCCAGTGCGGTTTTGTTTTAATTCAATCTTAACCGCCTCGAATTGCAATGCGTTCATTGAGAGTTCCTTAGACCAACCTGATTCTCAAGATAAGAAATAACCGCACGAAAGCCAGTGACCTGATGGCGTAGTTTGTCAACCTCCTTGACCAAAAACTTGTTGTCATCCATCAACTTTAAATTGTCAGTCGTTAACTTGCGAGTTAATTCTTCGTACTTAACAACTTCGATTGGTGGCTTATAAATTTTAGGACGAACACGTTTACTTGCAACGTTTAAACTTCCGACTGGTTTAATTTTTTTCTTGTTTAACCATTTGGTTGAGTAGACTGTCTGCACCTTGACACCAAGTTGTTTGGCAATGAATGCAGGCTTCTTGCCAATCTTCAGCATCTCAATGATTTGTTGTTTTTTAGAATGGGTCTTCTTCACTTTGAACCTCCGTGGTCTGTTCGTTTTTGGGTTTGAATGTGTCAACGCTCAATGCCAAGTAAGTCGTTCCCTTATCGGAAGTCATCTTCCAACCGGCAAGACGAACCTTGACCTTGTTGCCCTTGACTTCGAGAGCATCCAAGTCAATCAAGAGTTCGCCGGTGTAGTCCGGAGCCTTGGGATTTTTCTTAACCTTTTGATGGAACAGGTTGCCCTTGTTGGGTCTGCTTTCATACGCCATTTGATTCCTCCGAGAATTTAGATTTCAGTTTGGCAAACTCAGTCTGCAAGCGTTTAAACTCAGACTTGCAGTTCTTTTTCAGGTCATCAATCTGACCTTGATTGGCCTTCCATAAGGAAGTCAATTCGGTAAGCGTCACACTTGTCCCGCCAATCTCAATAAGACTATTCACAAAGAGGATTTGGTCAGGGGTTGGGTCTACGCTAACAATCTTTGCGCCATCGACAGTCGTGCCTTCGTCTACCGGCTTCTTGGGCTTTTCCGATTCAGAGGAACCAGTGGTTGCATCCAATGCATCGTGCTCTACAATTTCAAGAGCCGCCACCCAAAGGTATCTGCGGATGTAGGTCTGCACTGCGCCAAGATTTTGCACCGGATGGCAACCTTTCAGGGATGCCTCGCTCATCGGGCTGAGAATGTAGATGCGGTCCTCAGGCTTTTCATTGTTCACAATTTCCATCGTGGCAATGTCAGCCTCAAACCGAATCACAGAAGTCAACCCAACTTCTTTGAAAATTTGCAATGCAGGAACGACAAAGTCCCCAAGTTCAAAGTAGTTGTAACCCGCAAAGTTATTGCGGCCCGACTTCTTAATTTCAGAGGCATGGAATTTTTCCCTTGCCAAATTAAGTTTTTGATACACGTTCATTTGCTTCTCCTTTTAAATCGTTTGTGTTGGTCTAAATTTGTAGTCATGCTTGATGATGCCTTTGCTTGGGTCACCCACCTTGCAATCTCTAACCCAAACTCGCTTGCCGCTTTTCTTCATGGTTCTCCAGTGACCACGTCTGTCGTGTAAACGGGGACTTGCGTGAGTGCCACCAAGAGAAACTGATTGTCTGACCTGAGGTTCAATTGTTACGGTCTTCCACTCAAACAACGGAGGCTTGCCTTTCTTGATTAGCCTCTGATTGGTGTAGGTATTTTTGACGTAAGGCTGATAGACCTGAACCGACTGATAGTTCAAACTGTTTTGAAACACGGCAAGAATCGTTAAAGCATTCTGTATGTCTTCGTCTGTTGTAAGCCGCTCTTCCAATTTGGTAATGGTGCAAGTTCCGTTTTCCTTGAAAATCATAAACTCACCCATTTGCTTTGCCTGACCTGATGGGGTCTGCGCTAATGTAGCAACAGTGCAATGTCCTTCAGGGGTTTGCTCGATACGCATAATGAGTTTGTTGCCCTTGATTAACAGACAGATAAACATCTGATGAAAAGGCATTGGGCTTGAGACTTCTTTCATGGCATCAATTGCAATGCTTGCTGAGAAATAGTTCTGCATCGCCTGAGTCGCATCAAACCACTGCCATTCGGTTAAATTGTACTTACCACCGGCGGCTGAGACTCTTGAGGCCCATTGAATCAACGGAGTCATTGTTCAGCCTCCTTCAATTCCTTTTGATACTGCGAGCACCAAGCCGCAACACTGCAAAAGTTGCCAGTGCATCGAACAGGCTCGCCTTTGCGTACTTCGATGAACGCCTTTTCCTTGGCATCAAGTTCACCAAGATGAGCGGTTGCTTCGGCTTCGGTGTCATAGACCCGTATCGCCGTCTTGCGACCCTCCTTTTTAATTGCATACTTAGTTTCACGGACCCACCTCTCTTCCTCCGTGCAGTACGGGAGTTCCTCTTCCCAATCGGCTTTCACCTTTGAATCACGGTGCAGTTCGATTCGTTCTTTGATGTACTGCTCGGTCTTGCTAATGTCCCAAAGCGGGATGTCTAAGACCTGAATTGGAGCCTGCGGGTAGTCAGTACTATTCATTGCGTCCCTGCGGGACCAATCCCGAATCAAGGCGCAAATCTTCAGACCCGATACCTGACGGCCTTTGACCTTTTCCACAAGGTAGGCGTAGATGTTCTGTTGTTGCTCCCATTCGGGCTTGTCCTGCCGCAACGCCCATGCGGAAGTAAATTTGTAGTCCGTGATGATGATTCCACTGCCCCGCTCGTCCTGTAGGTCAATAGCCCCCGAAAGGCGAACGCCATCAATCTCAATCGATAGCCGCTCCTCGGTTGTATGACCCTCGACTTGCGAACGTTCTGCCACAACGTGCAAAGCAGACCCTAGCAAGGCCCAAAGCATCTCGGAGACATCCTGCTCCATCTCATCGTAATGCGCCCGTCTGAGCCTCTGTATTCGAGGCGGGGAGATGATTTCTGTGACTGAGTAATCAGCCTTGCCCTTGGAGTAGTAGTCACGACTCGCTAGAGCAACTAATGTTTGAGGTACATTGAACCTGTTGGTGATTTTCATATAAGCCTCCTACGAACCACAATGCTAATGATATTTTTTCAGTGATGCAAGTGCTTTCATTCAAAATTTTTGGTGAGCCTGCAAGCAAAGCCAATTCCCGCAAGATGGTTTACATCCGTGGGAAACCCTTGTTCATTAAGTCGGAGAAGGCTTTGGCTTATGCAGAGTCGTTTAAACGTCAAGTTGGCGTACCTGCAATCCTGTTCGACACAGACGATGTCGTGGTAACGATTCGCATTTGGTACGCATCACGCAGACCGGACTTGGACGAGAGTCTGATACTGGACTTACTACAGGGGGTTGCGTATGCGAACGACAGACAGGTCAAAGAAAAGCATATCTACTGGATGGGCGTGGACAAGTATGCGCCACGGTGCGAAATCGAAGTCACCAAAAAATAAAGGGTTCCGAAGAACCCTTTACCGACCCGTGGGAGGTCTACCAGAACAGGAGGCTTAATTCATGTCGAGGTAGGGAGATGTTAAGAACTTCATCAATCGATGTCAATAGCAAGAACGTTCTAATTGTTTTTTTCTTGCAACCAACGAAAATATAACTGCCTTCAAGCGGCTTCCATCGCAAGGATGGAACTTTGGGATGTTTAAACGCATCCCATTTTTTTGACGACAGCAGCAAACGTTTCCGGCTGCGTAATAGCATCAACGTTTAAACATTCTCTGTCGTCCCAGACAAAAATTTTTTTGCTGTCTTCTTGCGTTATAAATTTTTTTTTCCATTACACTGATTCTCTGCTTGTGGGGAACCATGAAACTCTGCCCTGACTGTTTGTCGTTCTACAAGAAGTCCAAGGTTGGAAGACGCAACAGGGCGAACGGTGTTTTGTGGGGTAAGCACAAGTGGCCTGAGTGGGTCTATCACAACGAAGCAACAAGGAAGTGCCTGAAACATCACGTTCAAGCACTTGCTGAATCTTCTAGGAGAAGAGCCGCAGAAATTGATGCTTCACCAGTGTGGGCTGACAGAGGCAAGATAAAACAGATTTACAAGGAGTGTGTTCTAAAATCAAAAAGCGGTAAGATTAGGTTTGAGGTAGACCACATCGTTCCTCTCAGAGGCGTGAACGTTTGCGGATTACACAATGAATTTAATTTGCAAATTCTTACCGCAGTTGAGAACAGAGCAAAGAGCAACAAGTTTTAAGGTCCGTGTTGGGCGGGTAACGATTGCGACACGGATACAACCCCTACAAGCAAGGGATTAGGTCTGTAACAGGGGAAGAAGGGTGGCGAAGATAGAACCCTTGACCGCAAGTCTGTCGAGACGCAATGCGTAAAGGAACTCCGCATGGGTTGGGGGATGCTTTAACCTTTGCAAAATATAAAGCCCCCTTTGGGGGCGTTTGTGATGCAAGCATCACGGATAGAGTACTGGAAGACAAGATGCCATCGAAGAATCGTGATTGGAAGAAAGAGTATCAACTGCAACTCAAGCGTGGAGATGACGAAGGTCAACTCGAACGTCAAAAAGCACGAAGACTCTACGACAAGAAAAAAATCAACCGCAAGGGTAGGGATATCGACCATATCGTTCCCATAAAAAGCGGTGGCAAAACAAGCGTGGGTAATTTAAGATTACGTTCAAAGAAGGCGAACAAATCAGATAACAAGAAATAATTTTGCAGGAGGCTTAATTGTTAGCGGAGTTAGTCCAATCATTGCACGTTGATAAAGCGCAACGTGTACTTTGTCCCAACTGCTCATACGAGCGCAGAAAGCACAACATCAAAGACCTTGCCATACATCGGAAGATGGATGGTTGGGGCTACTATTGCCATCACTGCGGTGTCAGTGGATTTGTGCCGTTCAAAAAATTTGAAGTGATTCGTTTGGAGAGAAATGTGATTCCTTTGAAACAAACCCCCACAACAAAACTAGAACAAAGACACTACGAGTTTTTGAAGTCACGAGGCATCTCAGCGCAGACTGCGGATGCCATGAAGTTATTCCCGGCCCAGAAATACTTTCAGCGTTTAAACAAGCAGACAGATGCGATTGGTTTTCCGTACTTCCGTAACGGCGTCTTTACCTCCGCAAAGTACCGAGCCTTGGAGGGAAAGGATTTCACTCAAGATTCAGGCGGTGCTCAAGACTTCTTTGGGATTGACAACATCGACCCAAGCCTGCCGGTCACGATTGTCGAAGGCGAGATAGACGCTTTGACTTTGATGGAGTGCGGCATCAAGAACGTCCTGTCCGTGCCGTCAGGCGCACCAATGAAAGTCACAGGCGGCAAAGTCGATGCGTCTGAAGACAAGCGGTTCAGTTTTGTTTGGAATGCCTTTGACGTGCTACAGAAGGTCCCGCACGTTGTGATTGCCACAGACACCGACACTCCCGGTCAGGCCCTTGCGGAAGAATTGGCAAGGCGCATCGGCAAAGACAAGTGCAGGATTGCCAAGTTCGATAAAAAGGATTTAAACGAAGTCTTCCTTGAGTCCGGTGCATCCGAAGTTAAACGGATTGTGGACGAGGCCGAGCCATACCCAGTAGCGGGTTTGTCCTCCGCCAGCAAATTCATTGACCGTTTAAACGACCTATGGGGTAAGGGGACCGGCAAGGGAACAAGCACTGGCTACTCAAACGTGGATGAGATTTACACCGTGGCCCAAGGCCAACTCACGGTTGTGACCGGATACCCGTCATCAGGTAAATCAAACTTTGTTGACCAACTGATGGTGAACCTTGGTAGGAAAGAGGATTGGAAGTTTGCGATTTGTTCGTTTGAGAATGCGCCCGAAGTCCACATTGCACGGCTGATGGAAATCTACAAAGAGAAACGATTCTTTGATGGCGTGAACCGCATGACAGAACAAGAAAAAGAAAAGGCGTTTAAATGGGTTGAAGACCATTTCATGTTCTTGGATTCGGAGACGGTAGAGCCAAGCACAATCGACTCCGTGTTAGAACGGGCGAAGGTTGCAGTGGCAAGATTAGGAATTCGGGGTTTGGTGATTGACCCCTACAACTACATTGAGAATAGAAGCGGGATGGCAGAGCATGAATTCATCAGCAATATGCTGACCCGCATACAAGCCTTTGCCAAGGCTTACAGTGTCCATGTATGGTTCGTGGCTCATCCATCGAAGATAGCCCGTTCTAACATGGATTTGCCCCGCCCGGATGGCATGGCGATTAGCGGCTCTATGGCATGGTGGGCCAAGGCCGACTGCGGTCTGACGGTTCATCGAACCAAGACCAATGACGTGGAGATTGCGGTTTGGAAATGCCGTTACCGTTGGATTGGTACGCAAGGTGAAACCACGTTGGGCTACAACAAGGCAACCGGAACCTACCGTGAAAACATTGATGCGTTTTAACGCAGGAAAAGTTTAAACAAAAAAAATCCCTCCCGCCGATTTCTCAGGGGGGGGGAACTAGTGTCAATGCATCTTTATTTTGACAGAGCCTTGAGCAGGGCATCCAGTGCTTTGCCATCAAGATTGATGCTCAATCTTTTCTGCAAGCCCTGAGGCTCTTTTGCACCAAGCCACTGCGAGTGAATGGTCAGGTTCTTGTAGCCGTTCCAATCGCTCGTTGTGAAGTGGTAAATGTAATCCTTTGTTACCTGTACTGATTCAGTCATAAATCCTCCTATTGAATTTTTTCGGTTGGTTCAACTGGACCTTCTTTGTAAACAGTGTCAATCACATGAACAACAAGTGCGTTCAACCAATCTTGTTCCACATTACTATCTACACCTGCTTGTCCAATCAACGTAGCCAATGCAGGAATGACAATACCTAAAGATTTGCCGTGAAGGTGTTCAGTGATTGAGTCCATCATTATTTCTAATTCTTTTTGATTTTTGTCCCACAAAGTTTTTTCCGTCATAAAGCCTCCAAGTCGTCATTCATTGTTATTTCTCCTTATTTCAAATGTAATGCCAGTTTTTGTTTCGTCTTTTTCAATTATTTGTCTTGATTGTTCTATTAATTCTTCAAGACCAATTTGAAATACTTCTGTCTTCTCATTCCAATATGGACGTTTAAGAATAAGTCTTAGGACTGTGTCTTGATTTATTGAAACATCCATTTTGTAAACGGTTACCGGATGTGGTTCATTCTCTTCATGCCGATTTGTTTGAAGTGAAATTGCATAATCCTTTGCGTTTTTGAATGAATTAAAAACTCTATCAAATATAGGGTCTTGTGTTTCTGCAAAATAAAATTTCATTTAAGCCTCCTGTTTAATTAAATACTTCTTGTGGCAGTCAGGGCCAACAGGCCAACCGCCCATAAATCCATCATCATTTACATTGTTTGCTTCATATTCGTTTTTGGCCCAATCATCACCGCCATTGACTACTGTTACCCAAGTGGCTTTTTGATTGTCGTCTTTAACTGGTCTGCCGCAAATCGCACAAGGGGTGCTTCCCTCAATATCTTTAGACCTTGTTTTATCTGTCCACAAACTAAAAGGTTGGACTGAGTAGCGTGGATATGTTTTCATTTAAGCCTCCTAGTGAAGTTTGGATTTGTCGATGTCGTTAACATCGAACTCGAACTGCTCGTCCGACTTTGCGTTGTAAATCTCTGTGATGGTTTCCAACACATAGGTGATGAACTTCAAGTAATCGGTCTTGCTCATCACTCCCGCATTGGCAAGCAACATCGTCAGCGCAGGAATCACAATGTGCAGTGACTCCCCCGCCAACTTATCGCCAACCGTGTCTACAAGTTTGTCGAACTTTTCTTTTTCGTTTTGCATGACTCATCCTTTCTTATGTCTCGCCATATCGCTACACCGATGATGACGAGACAGAATAAGAAAAACCACGCCGCATCTTGGGCGTGGATATGTGCAGGGTTCATTTGACCTCCTTGATAATTTTGTTGAATCCAACAGATGCAAGGTCATTGACATTCTTCACGTCATCGCTCGAACGAAAGCAGAGTTTCACGTCCGTGTTACCGATACCGATTGCTACGATGCGAACGCCTACCTTGTCAGCGAGACGTTGTAGGTAGGACATATGTTCAGTGTTGTAACCATCAGCATCAGTAATCAGGAACAGAACCTTGCGGTGCTCATTGCGCCTAGCCAACTCATCAATTGTCAGACTAATCGATGAGTAGTCCGGTGTCGAGGAGTCAGCCCACTGGTGAATCGAACCCAACTTAGCGGCGCATTTGACCAGTGGTTCATTCCATTGTTTAAACGGAATGAATGTCGGGGCCTCGTACCGTGCGTACAGGTCTTTAGCGTTCGCACCAGTAGCCTCAGTCGATACGCTCGACTTATGACCGTGGAAGCCTGTGACTGAAAACTCCACGTTTGCCTTGTCAAGGATTCGAGCCAACTGAATCACGACAGACTCAGCGGTTGCAATGGCGTTCTTATCGCACATAGACCCGGAGCAATCAATCAGCACAGAGACTGCTGAACGCTCTGCCTCGACTGCATGGCGGCGAGAGAACACCGCAGTGCTACCGCAGGCAAAGCGAGTCAAAGCCTTGCGGTCAATGCGGCCTGACTCTTCATGCGTGGACCAACCAACCAAGTCAATCGAACGCAACAGGCGCAGGAGATTGGCCCGTGTTGCGCCAAGTCCTGATACCTGTGTGTTGTACTTCAGCGAGTAGTTTGTCTCGCAATAGGTTTTGTCAAGATGCATGATTACCTCCATTCAAATTTTGCAAGGTTTGGTTTACCAACTGCGGGACGTGATACATCAGACCAACTCGAACGGTGCTCGCCCAACTCGTCAGCGATGAATGAAGAGGGTTCAACATCACGGCCCCCATCGAATGACTCGTCAGCCTTACCGGAATGACCATCGTCACTGTCATCAGACTCATCGTTCGCATCACCGTCACCATCGTTACCGGCATCACCGGAGTCACCGGGGTTACCGTCAACAGGCTCGCCGTCCGACTCGCCGTTCGCCTCAGAATCGCCTTCAGGGCCGTCATCAGACTCGTCTGAGGGGCTACCCTCATCCTCAGGACCGTCCTGCGGCTCGTCTTGACCGTCCTGCGGTTGACCGTTGTCAGGGCCGTCCTGCTCACCGTCTTCAGGCTTGTCCTGCTCCCCGTCTTGCGGTTGACCGTTGTCGGGTCCATCCTGCGGCTTTTCCTCAGGCTTGGGTTGCTCCTGCTCACGGATGCGCTTGAACAACTCAACGGCAATCTTGACGATGGCCTTGGTGTCGGTTGCGGTATGTGCTTTACGCAATGCCCAACGGATATGCGTGGCCCACGGCGAAGCATCGACAATCGATGGCTCGATGATTGCATAGCCGTTTAAACGCCGTCCCTCAACGGCAAGCAAGAACGGGATGTTCCGCTTGTCATCAGGTTTCACATATCCATCACGCTTGAGAATCGAATTCACAAGATTCTCAAACAAGGCCCGTGCATTCGGCGCACGTCCGGACTCAATCACTAGCCGTTCGATGCGAGGGTCTTCAAGACCGTTAATCAGATTGGATACGAACGAACCGTGCTTGTCTCTTGCCTTGTCCCACGGCTCATTGTCGGTGTACCAAGCATGACCCAACTCATGCAGGGCGTAGCCAATCAGGTTGTTGAACGTCTCTTTGGGAACGAATTTGGTTTCATCCAGTGTGGGGAACAAGACCTTGGCACTCACCACGCCTAGCGTACTGCGGCGATGAATGATTCCCGCAGTCTTGCCGCTCCACAGGATTTCCAACTTGTCAAAGCGATTGCCGCTCGCATTGAAGACACGCTCCAATGTAGAGGCAACGCCACGCTTAACATTGATGCCTAACATAAGACCTCCTACTTGGTTAGATAAGACTTCAACTGGTTCGCATCAATCGTTGCAGTGAAGACACCACGCAACTCGCTCTCGCACTCTGCGGGAAACTTGTTGATGATGGCATTCTCAAACGCAACGCTGACAGGAACGCCTTTCTGAATCGCTCTCGCCCATGCAAACAACTGACGCAGTGACGGGGGTTGAGTCAGGATACCCGCTCTCGCTTTCTCACGGGCGGTGTTTGCAAACTTCACAAGCACCTTGGTTGCATCGATGTTTAAACCCGTGCGACTCACAATCAGATTCACCTCGTCATCGAAGTCGAGATACTCGAACTTCAGTGTGTAAGAGAACCTGTCAATGAACGCAGAGTTTTGGTCACGAACACCGGCGAAGTTACCGGATGCATCACCAAACCCGTTCGAGTTATCGGCGCAGAAGAACACAACGTGAGACGCAACAGGAATGCGAACGCCTGTCTCAGCAATCACAATCGAACGATGCGGAGACGGCTCGCACAATGCATGAAGAACCGCAAGGTTCTGAGCACGGGCAAAACCAATCTCGTCAAGCAGAACAATCGCACCGGGATGTTGGATTGCTTGCGTCACAACGCCCTCTTTCCAAACCACGTTGCCATTCTGAATCGTGTTGCCTCCGATGAACTCCGCACGTTCGAGAGCCTCATCGAAGTTAATACGAAACAGTCTGCGTCCAAGACGTGATGCAACTTGCGAGACAAACTCTGTCTTGCCTGTGCCACGCTCACCGGCGAGCCATACGTTGTCGGGGACCGCACCATCAAGAGCAATCAACGCCTGATGCAAGTGACGTGGATTGAAGATGTAGTCATCGACACGAACAGGCGCATCGGTGTCATTCCACACACTGATTTCCAACTCAGAGAAGTCGATGAACTCTCCGTTGGATTCGTATGTGAGAACGCCATCGAATACATCCTTGGCTTGCTTGCGCTCGAACGATGTAACGGTGTTTGCAATCTGTACAATCTCTTCACGAGGAGTCACGGTGCGGAACTCATCAAACAACTTTGAGACCTCACTGCGAATGTCGTTGGAGACTTTTGAGTAATCGACACCTTGCACAGACTTGACTTCAGACGTGAGCCGCTTAGACAACTCATCGAACTTGCGCTCGCTGACTTGACGCTGATGATCTGCATCGATGACGAGCGATGCGACTTGCTCGTTCGTGTTCTTCACACTCTCAACCGCACGAGTGATTTCTGCCTGTGCCGCAAGCAGACCGTTGCGGATGTCATCGGGTACACCAGTGGCAACCTTTGTGGTTGCCGTTGGTACGGCTTTCTTGACTTGGTCAATGGTGACCGTACCGGAATTGATTAAGGGAATCAGATGCGAGACTGCAACAGTCTTTTCGGTGAATGTCGAAAGACCGTTGAGTGCAAGCACCTGATTGATTTGTGCCAATGGCACGAGAGCCAACTCCTTAGAGATGTTCATGGTTAAGCCTCCTGTGAACGATTAGAGAACGAACTGCGAACTATCTTTGGGGCAGATAGGTAGCCCTTGCTTTGCCCACGTTGAAGTCAAACGAATCGTGTAACCGCATGACGGGCAAACCGCTTTCAGCATACGAGTCGATTGCACCTTGCGGTCAATGCCAACGTTTAAACGGGCATGAGGATACGCACCAAGCGATTCAACCAGTGCGGTGAACTTCTCACGAAACGTTGGGCCAATCTTGGTTGACGATGGCCTGCTCGTTTTTTCCTCAAGCAACCACAACTTCTTGACGCACAACGGGAACCGTCCACGGTGACCATCGCCATCGGTTGCGGCATGAGACAACTCATGCGCCAAGATGCCGAAGACCTCGAACGGGTCCGACTCGACAGGCGAGATGAGAATCTCATGCGAACCATCCTGCGATGCCTTGGCAGACCAGTGCTCACCAATAGCACGGTTGGTGGACCGTGCATGACGTGATGGGAATCCGCACGTCACACGGATGGATGCAGGCAGAGGAAAACCGTTCGCATCAAACACCGGACGCAATTCCTCGACTGCACGTTGTAACCACTCTTCTCTTGTACTCATTTAAGCCTCCTAAATAATTTGAATTGACAACAAATCAGAGACAACTGCTTTTGCGGTCTCCATGTTTGAAAATCGAAGGGTTATACGGCGTTGACGAGTGACCCATCTGATATCACCGTAGGTAGTGCCTTCGTTTTGACACACTGGAAAAACATCACTATCAAAGTAAACAACAGACTCGCCATCGTTAGATTGCAAAATGTTCCCAACTTTTCGCCGTTTGTGATTCTTGTACTTTGTAAAGATAGAAAAGTTTTGTTTACCGTTGTGTTCGTACGGTTCAAGAAAAAAGTTGTTGCTCATTTGAAAGCCTCCTGAAATAAAGAACGGGCGATGTCTCGCCCTACACATTCACCAAGATGACGAGAGCCGTCAGCGTGGATGAATACCTGACCGCAACCACTTAACCAATCAAGGATGATGATTGCGATACCGAATGCGAACGAAAAGAGAACGACAAAGGTGAAAATTTGTTTCATGTAGCCTCCTGTTTACTGCGAACAAGTGTTCGTGACCGATGAATTTCATTCACTAAACGAGTTAAATCATCTGACGCACCAAGAGCCGTCAATGAATTTTGCAGTTCGTCTAAATAAAATTCAGTTTGACGCACGTCCCAATACACACTAGAAAAATAAACACGGTCACCGTAAATAGAATTTGATTTCTTGTTTGGTGCTTGAATACCTAAGTCATCAAATTCAGTCGGACGCTTGGATGAATCATCAAAGGTAAAACTTGGTGCTAATGAAGCACCCCGGTAAGTGTTTATTGAAACCGTTGTGAAGATGACGCTGAAATCTGCGCCAATCACTTTTGCATCAGAACGATTGCTATTCAAAACAGAACGAGGACGAGAGTCGATGTTGACCTTGACTCCGTTCTTGGTTACGAACGAAATACGAACAACTGGAAATTGCTTTGCCATGATTAAGCCTCCTGATAGGAACGATGCAAGACGCATCATCGTTCGCACTCTTGCGAATGCGAACTGTGTTGCACCTTACTTTCCAATGAGCGTTCTCACGCCATTGGAGTACACCTCAATAAAACCAATCTCATGCAACCCAACACCATTCATGGTTGCCCATGAACGTGCAAAGACCAAAGCGGTCTGTGCATCGTTCGCATAAACACAACCTAAAAAACTTTGACCGCTTGCGGTCACAACTCTCACTGACATACGGTTCTGCATAAAAGCCTCCTGTGTAAGAACAAACTACGAACGATGCATCCTTATTTAGATGGTGCGTTGATGTACCGATGGTCAATCAATGCTTGAGCAGTGCGTCCAAACCAACCTTGCAATTGCCATGCAAGACCGGTGTCAACAAGCAACTGCCAAGCCTGCTTGACTTCATCTTCACTGCCATCTTCAAAACCCTCTGCTAAAGCAACTGCACGATATGAATCCATGACTAAGCCTCCTGAGTTGAATAGAAGACGCCCATTGAAACGTCATGGGGCTTGCGTTGAAAGAACATCTCGGCCTGATGCCCCCGGTACTCACGCTCACGAAGCAACTCACGAGCGTAGTTTCGAGCGGCATTCAGCGAAGCGAACGGACCACGCTTGCAAGTGACCAAGCCGCTTGCGTTGTAAACCTTGAAGTAGTAATTCATACAGCCTCCTGAGTAGATGGAATGACAACGTAAAAAACCCGAGTGAAACGAACAACTTCACCGCCGACTGCACTTGCTCGATTGGCGGCTTGCGTGTAGTTGCTATAGGTAGTTGGATAGACTTTCCCCTTATAGAATTTGCCGAGAACTTCTGCCCCGTTGCGGAGCCGATAGGTGATGAGATTGCTCATGGTTAAGCCTCCATTGATTGAGAACGAACTACGAACGATGCAGGGTGCATCTGCGTTCGCACTACCCACGGCAATGCGAACTGGGCTGAACCCTTTCCCTCTGTTTAAGACTTGGTATGTCTACCGCATTTATTTATTGACGCTCTCGGCTCGCACGTCAAAAAGAACGAACGTATCGCTACGGACTTGGACTTGCCTTTTCGCACTCGCTACGACTGTCACCTCGTAGGTCAAAGCGGTCAGGGTTTTTATCTCGTTCCGTTGCGTTCTCCCAATCCTGGGCGCAGAGCGTACTAGCCTTTATCTACCCTGTTGATGCTTGCACCATCAACTGTGGCCCACTTGTTTTAAGACGCTCTGGCATCGCACGTCTGCCCACTTTGGTTTCTAGAAACCCCGGCTCTGGCATCGCACCGGTACATCGACTACAGACCCCATGCTAGCACCATTTAAACGGCAGTGCAAGCACCTTTTTTGGGGGGGTTCCCGGCGGTCCGGGGAGCCTTGCCGGGCGTGGGTTTGGGCCGGTTTCAGGCAGGCCGTGTAAACAGGCAGGGCAAGGATTGCAGACCCAACGGTCCGCAAACCTTGGGGGGGAGGTTTAAACGCCTTGGGAGGTGGCTCATCCGGTGAGCCTGTGGTGGAGGTTGTGGTGGAACAACTGCGACTCATGCATGAGATGCGTTTACACATGGAGTGAGCAAGCGAACGCAATACGAACGCTGATGCAATGAGAGCGAAGCGACTCGGTCTGCGGTAAGAGAGATGAGAGACACAAAGACTTGTAATGCGAATTGATGCAAGCATCACGCAGATGATTCACGCATGACGTTGAGTATTAAACAAGAACGATATGCGAACCTCATTGACACTTGATTGTTTAAACGATGACAATCGAACTCATCAAATTATTTACGCAAGGAAGTCTTGATGAAACGCAATGACGTGAAGAACATCGAAGAAACAACGGGTCTTGATGCAAGTATGTTTGAGCAGGAACACGCAAGCACGAACGAGGAGGACTATAGCGGAGCGATGCGGTCTGCTGTTGAGAGTGTAGAGATACCAAAGAAGAAGAACGGAAAGCCGTATGGAGTAAAGGAAGAGTCAGAACCCAACGGCAGAGACAAAAGAATCACGCCAAAGATGCGAGCCTTTGCGTCATTCATTGTTCAGGGCATGACACCAAGGAATGCCTACAGGAAGGCGTATGACTGCGATGAATCAGCAGAGAGCACGATTGCGAACAATGCGAACAAACTTTTGAAGGATAGTCGAATTACTTTTCTACTCGACTCCTTTTGGGAAGACATGAAAGAAAACATCATCGCTGATGCAGTTGCCACTCGCAGACACGTTATGAAAGAACTGGTCAAGCACTCGAACGATGACAAGGTGAACGTGGGCAACAGACTCAAGGCACTGGAGATGATGGGACGTGCAGTCGGTATGTTCACTGACCGTGTCGAGAGCAAGATTGAAGAAGTCAGCGCAGACCAATTGAAGAAAGAACTCGAATCACACTTGCATCTGCTTGAGCAAGCGAGACCTGAGTTTAAACACTGAGCATCGTTTAAACGCTCCCCGCCGAGACCCACCGGTCCCCCACCCGACCATACGGGCCGTGCCCCCGCTCACCCGCTATACATACTAATCCCCACATTCCATCACCACTCCTTACTAGATACGAACGTTCTCCCCCTACCCCTTGTTAATTCCCCCAGAGAGTCTTTAGGCTCTTCTATGGGAAAGGCCCCCCTTACTCTTATTGGAGTCCCGCATACCCGCCCCCCTTCGGGGGTGTTGACAGTCGATAAGAACGTTCTTAATATTCATTAGAAGCACGGTAAGTGCGTATGCGGAGTTCTTAATATTCTTTTATGAAGGTTTGGCTTTTCTCCTTGGGGTTCTTGTTGGTTAATTTGGATGCATGGGTCCTGTCCGTCTCATGGATGGCGGTAATAGGTTTTGTGATTCTTTTCTGGTCGATATTGGAGTAAACATGACCCTACGACAAGCGGCAGAGATGGCGTTGGATGTTTTAAGGCAAACGGCTGGACATTCCAACGAAAGCCAGACTCGCATTGATGATGCCAAACACGCGCTTGTTCAAGCACTAGCGCAGCCGGAACAAGAAAGAATGAAAATTGATGCGTCTGCTCCGCTAGTAGTGCATCCGCATCCGGCTTTTGCCGCACCATTGAAGCGTGAATGGGTTGGGCTGACAGTAGAAGAGGTTCTTGAACTATTGCCGTCTAGCGAATGGAAAGCGGATGTAACTTTGATTTTTGCCAAAGCCAT